GTCTTTGTTTAAAGCAATTTACGTTCAAGCAAAGATAAGGTAGTATTTCTACCACCATCAGTACTCTGCACAGGTAGATCCTTTTTTGAGGAAGATCTTGTATACAGAGGGTTGCCACTAACCGCTTTCCATAAATCATCAGATATAGGAATATATCTTTTGTAGGAGAATGGCATTGTAGCAGCCAGATAAGCTGCCTTCTGGTCGAAGGCAAGGGTCGGACTTTTCTGGTAACACCAGGAGACAGTCCTATCCTTACGGTTGGTCCATGCATAATTCATAGCATTGACTCGCCCGTTATAGCTCATCATAAATGATCTCTTATTGTCAAACGTTTCCAAGGCCATAGACTTGTCTATGCGAGCATCCAAAGGGATACCTTTAGGATTGAATCCAAGGCCACTCAAATACTTGTTACCTAGTAAATAACCAGAAAAATCTGGCAAAGGCGCTAGAATGTCAAAGATAATCTTTTGACGACTTCTTAACAAGCATCTGGAACGTAGTCCTAATTGCTTAGCTATATCCAGGAAATTATCATCACTGGCAGATTTCCACTTGATCTGATTTATTACTAAATCAGGTGTGATAATCTTACCGCCAAACTCAGTTAATACTGAGGATGAGATAGTTTTCGAGGGGGAGTATGGAACTTTACAAGCTTCCAGAAACTCTACGTAGCGAGCGTTTAAAACGTCATCTAAAATCACAACGTCATCACCTAACACGAAGAACTTATTATCGTGCTGGTAGTTATTGAGTGAGAATAGAAGTAATCCGTGTGTCAAGGCAAATGATGCAAACGAAGGGTATAACCCCAACGGTTGACCAAATTTCCAAGAAATATATCCAGGGCCATAAACATCTTTGTTAATAGTCCATTGGGATCTCGAAAGATCTTTGAACAAATCAACATAGTCTTGACGAATAAATATAGTACGGAGAACACGTTCTTGCAATATAAAGGGGAACCGGTCAGTAGCATTTGATAAATCAATTGCGTGGACGGTAGTACCTTGTCTAAGTGCATTTTGGAGTGTATGTAATGGTAATTGCTGATTGTGCGTACAATCCCAAGGTAAGGTTTTAAGCTTATCATAAAGATTGTCACCAAGTGGTTGTAAAGCCGCTTGGAAAACACGACCAGGATTAGCGACAGCCCGTAGTTTAAGGCCAGGCTCCTGGATCAGTCCTATTTTTCCAACATTGTCCGCGTACATCTTTCTTCCGATAACATACGGGAACTGATTAAAATCAGAAACCGAATCGATTGAATCGACCGGCACAACGTCCTCCATCAGAGATAAGAATATCTTACGATATTTCTGACATGCCTTTCTACCAAAAGTCGTTTGACCTAGGAAAGATCGTGCACACTCTAATGTGTTCTCACCTTCAGGATATGAGCGACCACTTGCGTGGGGCTCACGTTTTGTTGATGAAACTGGATAGAATAGTAGAGGCTTAGGGTCACAGAGATATTCCTTATCAGGGAATAAAATCTTAGCACCATGGGCTACTTTATCACCATACATGTTCAGAACCTGTAACGGTGTATCATTCGAAAAGGTGACAGCATCAACGAATTTCGATGCTTGTGCAGCTAAAACGTCTGAAGACACCAAGTTGGTATAGATTTGGAGTAATGAGATGGCTTTTGACCATCTCTTCCAATCTGATTTACACCAAGACTGCAGACCGCCAAAACAACCGGCGAATTGAGTCTTAGATTTCTTGGACACCCATAGACTTACCATGGGCTGACCCGCTTTAAGGCGGATGAAATCTAACTTTACAGATTTGAATCTTGCGTTTGTCCACTCTTCACCATTCTTAGTCACGCAATCGATGTAATGATTGATAACTGGGTCTGATATATAAGAGGGGACGTTTAGGACAGAGGCATACTTCTTTAGGGTCTCTTTTTGGTCTTCTTTCATGGTAATATTCCTTGAAGGATGGATTACGAAGTTTCATAAATCGACAGATTGTATGCAGGGTTATTGATAATAGCCAACAATAAGAGTGTTCCGACTCAACTCTCATCTGAGGGTATCACATTACTTGACATCAATCATCATCGTCATCGTTAAATTCGAGTTTATTTAACTCGCCAGCAAAGAGCTTAGCTCTTAAATCTAAGACAGTGGATTTTAACTCACTGTTTTCACGTTGCAATGAAGTTAAAGCGTTGTAGAACCGTGAATCGCCTTTTGTATTTGGCGTGACATTCAGTATATCGCTTAACTCTTTTATCATAAATGCGGTCAACGGTGACTTAGGAAGTCTCCGTACGCGACTAAGAGCACTTTCAACGTGCTCAAGAGTCTCTATGATAACCCCAAAAGGGTGCTGCCCCTCCAGGTAGTGTTGACTTAGTATTTCATAAGTCTTCGTAAATGCATCAATGATCTTTTGATCGTTGAGCTTGTCTCTCATTTTAGCAGGTACTAAACCTTCTATTTCCTTTTGACGAATGTGTGAAATGATATCTTTCATGTGACTAATCTCATTTGATTGTTAAAATCGGAACTTTATGATCGGGC